GAGACGGGTGTTATGACAACTCTTACAGATTTAGGTGCTAGTTCAGCTTCTAGAAATGTTGGTGCTGATATTGGAAGATTATTCGGAGAAGCGATTGCTAAAAAAGTAGATACTGATTTAATCGGACTATTTTCTAGCTTCACTACTAACACTGCTGGTGCTGCTGGTACTGAATTAACTGCTGACTTGCTTTTCAAAGCACAAGCACAGTTAAGATCATTAAATGTACCTGCACCTTACTATGCTGTGTTTCACCCAAAAGCAGTTTTCAATTTAAAGAAAACTCTTACACAAGCTGGTTACGGAACATCTGCTTATGCAATCTCTAACGTAGGAAACGAAGCATTAACAAATGGATATATCGGCAGAATAGCTGGTATTGATGTATTTGAAGATGCTAACTTTACTATTGATGCTTCTGATGATTCAGTAGGTGGAGTATTCTCTCCAATCGCTATTGGTTTAGCTATGAAAGAAGATTTCAAAGTTGAAACACAAAGAGATGCTTCTATGAGAGCAACAGAAATCGTTGCTTCAATCGTTTACGGAAAAGCTGTAGTTAAAGAAAACTACGGAGTTGCTGTAACAACTGATTGTGCATTTTAATTAATGCTATTTTGGTGGGGGAGTAAAATCCCTCACCAACTACAATGAAACAGATAGACAGTCCAAAAACAGTTTTACATTTTAAGACTAAGGATTATGTTTATCGCTATGTGTTAGTAGATAGATTTAAACATTCATCAAAAGCACATCAAGGATTTGATAAAGAACTAGGAATGACTGAAGCTGAAATATTTGCTAAGGTAACTCCTAGAAAAATAAGAAGAAAATATATTATAAAGGATTAACAAATGGCAAATTTTTCAACAGAAACAGACTTAACATTCTACCAACCAGATATTTTAGGATTTGGTATAGCATCATTCTACACTCCAAATGATTATCACGCACAAGCAAGATCAGACATTGAAAGAGATTTAAGAATTAAATGGTATCCAGTTTATGTTAAACAAACTTATAGAGATATATCTTTGCTTAATACAACAGAGATGGACGGAACTAAATTAACAGATTCACAATTTAAAAGATTATCAGTTTATAGAGTAATTGGATTTTACGCATGTCCACAATTAACTAAATATAATTCAAACGATAACTTAGATAGATTTCAAGTTATGATGAAACACTATCAACAATTATATGCAGATGAATTAGATTCTATTTTAAAAGATGGAGTTGAATATGATGCTGATGGTTCACACACAATTAAAGATGCAGAAAAAGCACCTTACCATAGACTTCAACTTATCAGATGATTACAGTTGAAGATAACTCATTACAAGTTGCTCAGAATTTTGAAAAACAAATAAGAGAACAACCTAACATTGTTAGAATAGCATTAGGAAGAACTGCTGAGTTTTTAATGTTCTTAATTAAACAAAGGACTGCAAAAGGACAAAGTTCAGATGGCAACGCATTTCCAAAATATACTGCTGAATATGCTTTCCTTAGAAAAAAAGCTGGAAGACAAACATCAACACCTGATCTTAATTTTAAAGGACAAATGCTTTCAAATATAACTGAAAAATCTACTCCAACTCAAGCTATAATTTATTTTGCAAACAAATTCCAAAATGTTAAAGCATTAGGAAACCAAAGAAAAAGAAAATTCTTTGCTATAGGTGAAAGAGAACAGCAACCTATTATAAATGTATTTATGAAAGAATATAATAAACTATCTAAAATATGAGCAAACGAGAAGATATAGCAGCTAATATAGTTTCTGTTTTAACAGCAGTAACATCTCCAATAACTTTAAAAAAAATTACAAGAGAACCATTTGACGTAGATCAATTATCAGAACAACAATATCCAGCAATTTTTATACAGTCAGGTAATGAAACTAGATCAGATGAAACAATGACTTCATCTACAATTACAAGACAAGCAACAGCAGATTTTGTTATAGTTGGTTATGTCAAAGGAACTACAAGCAATATTGACACCAAACGTAACGAATTAATTACCACTATTGAAACTACATTAAATAATGATAGAACAAGAAATGGTAATGCGAAAAATACTTTAGTCGTAGAAGTATCTACAGACGAGGGTGTTTTATTTCCAATCGGTGGAATTAGAATGGTAGTGAGAGTAATTTATCATTACACTTCTGGTACACCATAATACTAACAAGGAGAACATAAAATGGCAGGAAACGTACACACTGGCTCAGAAGGAACTATTAAAGTAGGAACTGATACAGTAGGAGAACTTAGATCGTATTCACTAGAAACAACTGGTGCGACTATTGAATCTACAAACATGGGAACTATTGCAAGAACTTACAAAGCTGGATTAACAGCTTGGTCTGGTACTGCAAGTTTATATTGGGACGAACTAGATGCTGGTCAAACAGCTTTAGCAGTTGGTTCTGAAATAACAATTAAAGTTTACCCAGAAGGTGCATCAACTGGAGACAAATACTTTTCAGGAACAGCTATCGTAACAGCTAAATCTGTAAGTGCGTCTTTTGATGGCTTAGTTGAATCATCAATTTCTTTTACTGGAAATGGTGCTTTAACATTAGCAAGTGCAAGTTAATTAATTAATTAGAAAAGGAAGAACATGAACGTAATAGATAGAGTGAAGGCACAATTTGAATCTTTAGGAGTTAAAAAGATTGAGGTTGCTGAGTGGGGCGAGGAAGGCAAACCTTTAATAGTATATTGCACACCATTTACATTAGCAGAAAAAAGAAACCTTTTTAAAGGTGCTAAGAATGATGATCTAGGAGTATTAGTAGATGCAATCGTTTTAAAAGCCAAAGACGGAGAAGGAAATAAAATATTTAAGCTAGATGACAAGCAAACATTATTGAATAATGCTGATGCAAATGTTATAGCTAGAGTAGCAACAGAAATGTTGAATGGTGTATCTTACGAGGAAGCCGAAAAAAAGTAAGGTTTGATCTTGAGCTTTACTCAATGTTAGCTCTTGGTCATGAACTTAAAAAAACATTGGACGAAATTCTCTTGATGACTCAAGATGAGTTTCATTATTGGATTGCGTATTTTAAAGTGAAGGCAGATAAAGAGAACTTACATAATGGCAGATCAGCAACTAAATATAAAACTTAATGCTATAGACAATGCTTCTAAAGCTTTTTCTTCAGTAAAAGATTCAGTATTTAATTTAAGAAATGCACTAATAGGTTTGGGTGCTGGTTTAGTAGTTAAAGATTTTATAGATATTGGTAAAGCCACAGAAGAAACAAAATCAAAATTAGATCAACTAGCAAAATCTGGTTATGGTGGAAGCAAAGCATTTGACCAACTAACTCAGTTTGCGATCAATGCAAGAATACCTTTATTAGAAGTTTTCCAAGCAGCAGGAGATTTATTGTCTGTTGCTAAATCACCAGAAGAACTAGCAAAGAAATTAGAAGAATCTGCCAATGCAGCAGCTTACTTTAAAATAAGTTTTGTTGAAGCTGCAGATCAAATAGCAAAAGGATTATTAAAAGGAACTGATTCTGCAAGACTGTTCCAAGATAGAGGAATAAAAAGCATACAAGGGTTTGGAGAATATGCAGACAAAAGTTTTAATGGATTTAATCAATCATTAGAAAAAGCTTTTGGTGCAAGAGGTAAATTTGGTACTGCTAATGAAGATTTAAAAAAAGGTTTAGCTGGTAGTACAATAGCAATTCAAAACTTTGTTACAGCATTTGAAGCTTCAGTATCTAAAGGATTTTTTACTACATTAACCAAACAATTAAATGATCTAGATAAATATCTTCAAGGAAATACTGATTCTATTAATAAATTCGCAGAACAACTTGGTTCTGCATTAGCAAGTGTTTTAATAGGATTAGGAAATGTATTAATATTTGTAAAAAATAATTTTGAAATTTTCTTCGGCATATTACTTGGTGGTGCAGCTCTTAAAGCATTAGATTTTATAAGATTATTAACTCAAGCAATAATATCATTAGGAATAGCAGCAGCAGCTAATCCATTTACAGCAATAGCAACTGGTATAGCAGTAGCAGCAGTTCTAATATGGGAAAACTTGGATTGGATAATTAAAAAGATTGATGATCTTAAAAATACTTTTAAAAATCTTAAATGGTCTGATTTGAATCCATTTAGTAAAGGAAATACAAAAGAAGCAATAGATAACATTACAGAAATTAACAAATGTTTTGAAGATACTTTGATGGAAACATTAAAGCAATTTGAAGCAAACAGTTCAATACTTAATTTTCAAAATGTATTAGATGGTGTTTTACAAAAAAATGCTAACAATTTATCAGATTTAAAAAAAGAAATGTATTCATTAGAAGGTGTTACAAAATCAATATCTGATGGATTAACTAAAGGTATAAAAGATTTTTCAGAAGGAATAGCAAAATCAATAGTTCTTGGTGAAAGTTTAGGAACAACATTTAAAAAAATAGCACAAGACATATTAGTTAAAATGATTGCAAAACAATTAGAATATATTGGAACATTAATTATAGATATTGCTTGGCAAAAAATTAAAACATCTGAATTATATCAACAAGCTGCATTATCAAACATGAGTGGTGGTGGTGGATTTTTCAGTAATTTATTTGGTGGTGGTGGTGGTGGAATGGACGCAGGTAATCCTCTGAGTTATGGTGCTGGTGCTGAAGGTGGTGTTATGACAGCAGGAGTTCCTATAACAGTTGGAGAACGTGGTAGAGAATTATTTATACCAAAAACAGATGGCAACCTTATACCAAATCCTGATTTAGGAAATATAGGTGGAAACAATTACAATTTTACTATTGTTGCTAATGATGTAAAAGGAGTTAAAGAATTATTATTAAATAATAGATCAACCATTGTTAATATTATGAACCAAGCTTTAAATGCGAAAGGAAAATCTAGTTTAGTATAATGAGTGGTAATTTTCCTACATCTCCAAAAGCAAGTTCAGTAGCTATAAGCACAAAACAAAATACTATTGTTTCAACGACAACTTCTGGCAGACGACAAGCAAGACAAATAGATGGTCAAAGATTTGCATTAACAGTTAAATTCCCAATAATGAGTAGAACTGAATTTGCACCAATAGCAGCTTTTCTAATGAAACAAAGATCACAATTAGAATCTTTTACATATTCTCCACCAACTATATCAACTACTTCTGGTTCTGCATCTACAGTTATTTCAACCACTGGAAGTCATAGTGCTGGAGTAACATCAATTAATTTAACTGGAATGACTGCATCACAATCAGCAATATTTAAAGCTGGAGATTTCATAAGATTCACTGGTCAAAATAAAGTTTATATGGTTATTTCAGATGTATCATCAAATGGTTCTGGTAATGGAACAATGACTATTGAACCACCATTAAGATCAACAGTAACAAATGGAACAGTATTAATTTATTCAAATGTAGATTTTACTGTTGGACTTACAAATGATATTCAAGAATTTAATATAAGCACAGAAAATTATTTTCAATATGAAGTTGATCTTATTGAGGTATTGTAATGCCAAGATCACTCAATGGTTCTTTAATAACTGAATTAGCTACTAATAAATTAAATCCAGTAGAACTTGTTTATATTGGTGTAAGTTCAGGAAGTTATTATACAGATCATTATAAAAGTATTACATTTGGTGGAAATACTTATTTATCTTCTTCTTTATTTCTTGGTTCATCTGAATCTGCAGAATCTTCAGAAGTATCTGTAAGTAATCTAGTAGTTAAGTTTGGTGGTGCAGATCAAACAATTATATCTTTATTTCTAAACAATGATTACATGGATAAAAGGGCTTGGGTATATAGAGGTTTTTTAGATGATAGCCAAACATTAATAGCAGACCCATTTCTTTTATTTGATGGAAGAATAGAAAATTTAAGCATTGAAGAAGATGAAACTAATTCTGTTGTAAGTGTTTCTATTGCATCACATTGGGCAGATTTTGATAAAACAAAAGGAAGAAAAACAAATACCAATTCACAAGCATTACATTTTCCTACTGATTTAGGTTTTGATTATGCTGCACAAACAGCAAAGGAGATTAAATGGGGAAAGGCATAAATGATTTATATAAAATTATACATTTATACAGACAATTCCCAAGATACGATAAAATGAAATATCAGGATTTAGTAAATATGATACTGCCTTCTTTTAATCTAGACCAATATCAAATTCATCAAGTTAATGGTAATGTTGTTGGATTTACTAACTGGGCATATTTAAGTGATGAAGTAGAAAAAAGGTTTATGACAACTGGAAGATTAAAAGCTAATGAATGGAAATCAGGAAAAAACATTTGGCACATTGAAACAGTTGCAAAAAGTAATGTTAGAGAAATTATGAATTGGACAAAAGAATATTTTAGAAATTTATTAGAAGTAGATCAACCTTTAAAGTGGTTAAGAATAGCTGATGACTCAACTATTTATAGACGATCTATGAAGTTTAAAAGGGAGTTTCATATCTAATGGGACTAGACCCAGTAACAGCATTTGTCGTACAGCTTGTTGTAACAACAGCAA